GCCGGGAAACCAGCTGGGCATGTGAGGCATGTCCACCCAGACCTTCTGGCCAACGCTAAGGGTCTCGCCCATCTGATCGAGAAGTTGAACCATGGCGTCCTCCGCCTGAACTGAAAGAACTATACACCGCCGGCGGTGTCACTGCTCGATCACGGGCAGACCGTTCACAATCCGTCACATTGCTTGCGGCGCTCGGCAATAGGAAGTGTCCATTGCTGCCGCCGTCATGGCCGAAGCTGATCAGACCATCCTTGATGCCGTCGCATCGCTTGACCGTTGGGTAATCCATCACCTGCTGCGCATCGCTCATGAGCCTTACTCGGAGCGCTCTCAAGTCGAGGCAAATGAGGCTGCAAACCTCGCTTACATGCTGCGCCAGCAGTTGGTCGGCATGAGACCGCTCTGGAAGGATGACGCGCAAGCGCTACAGAACGACTACATCGCCACGCAGGTGTAAAGGTTTTGTCGCATTGGGGTCGGTCATCTGCTGGCCCCTGTCCAGCTGATCCGGTCGCGTCCGTTACCGTTGGCCAAGCGGCGATCGTTCGATGCAGGCGTTCCTGATCGAGGTCACTGCCAAGATCGTGCTGCGATCCAACACCGACCCCGACGAGCTGCCGGCTGATCTCTACAGCCGCATCTCAGAGCACATCGGCAACGACGACGACATCCTCGACCTTTGCATCGAGGCAATGCCCCTGCCGCGTGATCTCGGTGGACAAAGCCCACATTGATGAGACGCGGCTGGTCACAAGGCGCCACGCGCGCGATCAGATCCATCTCGCTTGGGATTACCGTTGCGCCTACTGCGACGACGCGCTCGGCCGATCGCCCACTCTGGACCATGTCATCCCCAAGGTGCATGGCGGCCTGACCGTCCGCGAGAACCTGGTCAGCTGCTGCCTCAGTTGCAACAGCCGCAAGGGCCACAAGGCATGGCTCGACTGGTATCGCCAGCAGGAGTTCTGGTCGGCATCCAGGGAATGGGCGATCGCCATGTGGGTGGCGGGCGAAACCTAGGGCAGGATCGTCTTCAGCAGGCAGATCACCAGCGCGCAGATCACCCAGTACATCACGGCCAGGTAGAGAATCACGAGCTGAGCAGTCATCGGGCCAGCAGGTGGTCAAGGTACAGCTCAGCCTGCCAGAGATCCGAGCTGTACCGGCACATCCCATGCGCGCAGCTGCGGTAGTAGAGCTCGCCGCCACCAGCAGGTTCGAGCGTTTCGATCCAGCCGCCGTCGCGATCCATGCGGCTCACGCAAACCGGCTCACTCATGGCGGCGAATCCAGTCCTTCAGGCTGATCACATACTGCCGCAGGTCTTCGGCCCGCTCGAGGTGCCACCGGTCACCCGTCGCGAAATACAGACCGTTATGCCGGTCGATCGCGTGCAGCAATGAACAGATCAGCGGGCACCACGGCTCACGGGTTGGCGTCGCCCACTCGCGCGGCATGGTTCACCGATCAGGCGTGAACATGACGCAGCGTGCCGCAAACCGGCCGCCAGTCTGCCGCGCTTCAGGAAACTGCAGGTTGCAGCGGTTTCGCGTCGCTTCCCATTGCACGCAGTCCCAACACATCGGCACCGCCCCGGCTGGGCGGATGTTGGCGCACGCCATCTGGTAGATGGACTGCGCGCGCAGCATCGCATCCTGCAGCCGAATCGCGCCGGTGTCGGCTTCGAGCTGGTGCTCAGGCTTGGGACCCAGCACCACACGCGCGCGCCAGGTACGGTCGGCGCGATCGCAGAAGAGAAGCAACCGGCCGCCGTAAAAGGTGATCATTCCGGCTCGCCGTAGCTGGGCGCGTGATACAACCGCTCGAGCAGCATCGACGCCGGTTCACCGTCGCCACTCATGATCGCCCGCGCGACCGGATCCGATTGATCCGCAGCGACGAACACCTCGAGCGCGTCATGCTCCTTCACCATCACCAAACTGGTGCGAGGGCTGCGGACCAGCATCGCGACCGCCAGCCGCTCGAGGAAGGTCAGACCTGGCAGGTGGTGGTCGTTCATTGGCTCATGGTGCCAAGCAAACGGGCCAGGTACCACTGGGCCTTCATTAAGGATTCCTTGCCTCCTTTGTGCCGTTCCCGCCAGGCGTACTTCATCAAGTTCCCCTTGCAGTAGCCGGCGAACTCCTCAGCCGTCAGCGCCGCCTCGATCGCGTCGATGCACTCGATCTCGCCCTGCCGATAATGCTCGGGCTGGTTCACTGGATCAGACATCGAACTGCCTAGAAGCGGTGGCCAGCCGGTCGTTGTTGTAGTGACCAGTGACGGCGTAGCTGATCGCTGGCCGCTGGCTCATGCGGAAGAACACCATCTGGCCAATCTTCAGGCCGGGCCAGATCGGCAGCGATTGCAACTGTCGCGCGTTCTTCAGCTCGAGCGTGAGCGTGCTGCCATGCCAGCCAGGATCGGCATAGCCGGCGTGCAGGTTCTCGTAGCCTTCGCGGGCGCGGCTCGACTTAAGGAAGAACAGGCCGGCCACATCCTCGGGCATATTGAAGGTCTCGATCGTCTGCGCCAGCACAAACTGCCCAGGCACCAGCTGATAAGGGTGCTCTGGCGTGTACCGGCTGATGTCGAGCGGGATCATCTGGTGGTTTTGGACCGACTCGAGCATGATCAGATTCCCAAGCCGCAGGTCAAGGCTGGCTGGGTTGATCAGTTCAGGGTCGTAGCCCTGCACCATCTCCTGAAAAACGAGCAGGTTTTTGATTTCGGTGTCGGAGAGAATCATGGTTTGGTGGTAGCGCGTCTGACGCGGCTCATGGCGTCAGACTTGAACTGTTGACAGGCATCTTCCAGGTCCTGCGCCAGCACAGCCGCAGAGCGCAGCATGGTGGCCAGCTTGACCGGCTTCAGGTCGCGCTCGGTCGCGTAACGGATCGCCTGCCGGAATCCTTGGCTGATGTTGCCGCCGCCCAGCTTGCGGGCAGCCTCGATCTCCTCGCGGCTCATGCGGATGTTGACCGTGAAGTTGCGACCGCGTTGCGTTGGTATCCGCGGGCTAGGCATGGCCCCACTTGCCAAGCAAGAACTGCCGGCACACATGGATGCACTGCTGCGCGTGCTTATCGGCCAGATGGCTCTCGGTTTCGCCGATCGCCAGCACGCACGCGGCATGGAGTTCGGCGTAGTCGGTGTCGCGGAAGTTGGCGCCCAGGTCAAGGGTGAACTCCTCCCACAGACCGGTGTAGGTGCTGCAGGTGCGGCCGCTGGCGGCATAGAGCGCGTCTATCATGTCGGCGCGCTGCTGGTCGAGCTGAACGCGATTCATCGGTGTGGGTGCATGGCTTGGCGGATCGTAAGCAGTTCTTCCCGGCGTGCCGAGATGTGCGGGTGACTGGGCAGCCCAGCCAACTGGTCAAGCCGTGCATCGATCAAGGCGCACAGCCGCAGCCGTTCCTCGACTTGGCCGGCGTTGAACATGCCCGAGTCGCTGATGAGCGCTTCGAGTTTGGCGCGGATTTGATCACTCATTGGATCCTTGCAGGTAGGACAGGTGTTCACGCAGCAGCTGCAGCACACCGTTCAAGTGCGCTTGGGTGAGATCGTCGCCAGCTTTGCCCATGCGGTAAGCCAGCTCGCGGGCTGCGTTCCATTCGGCCATGTGGATCCCGAGCTTCCACTCGAGTGATGCGCAGATGACGTAGGGATCAGCCATCACGCCACCTCCACTTCAGAACCAGGCCAGCGAGCCTGCGCGTACTTGATCGCGTGCCGCTTCGTTTCGGCGCGGGTGATCCATGTCATCGGCTGGGAGCCTGGCTTGAACACCAGCAGCCTGAACTCGCGGGTGCGGGCCTTGGGCTTGGGGCGGCTGATGCCGTCGCCGTAACGGCCCTGCTGCTGATCATCCCACTGAAGGCAAACGTTATCCATCGATGGTGCGGGCAATGTGTTGCGGGTCGATCCATTCCATGTCGTCCCAGAACGGCAACCAGTCGGTCGCCGCTTTGGCTTTGGCATCAGTCAGGCTGTACGCCCAGATGCACTCGATCACGTTGGCGTCGCGGATCGTGAAGTAGAAGCGGCGCAGCTCGGGGGTCTTAGTCATGGTCATAAAACCTCCAATTGACGATCTGACTGATCACGGGGAACAGTCCAGCCCAAACGCCCCAATTGTCATTCGGCAGCACTGGGTTGGGAATGGCATTGATCGATCCCCAGCGCGGAAAATCAGGGTGGACACCGCTGTTGCTCCAATACCAGCGGCCGATGTAGCCGCCAGTGCTGGTGATCGCCATGAATGTCGGCCTAGTCATGGCTTCAGCCCCGTATGGCAGGCAGGGTGCTGGTGGTGGGCCAGCGTGGCTTGATCGCGACCTGCAGCGATGCCGATGCCGTAGAGCATGAACATCAGCACAAGCAGGCCAACGCGGTTCCAGAAGCGATTGGTGATCATGATGCGAGCGCCTTGCGGACGCGGTAACGGGTGAGATTGAGGCGATCAGCGACCTGCCGCTGGCTAAGGCCAGTGCGGGCCAGGACGCGAACGCGGCGATCGTCGGAAGCGGTTAGCCAGTCGATGATGGCGACCAGCACCAACAGCGGTAAGAGCAGCTTCCAGATCACGAAGGCGGTGATGGTGAGCATGGCGCAGAAGCGGTGGCCTGTTCGGCCGTGCGCTTAAGGTACACCGCCCGCAGTGGCTCGGCAATGGAGCTAGTCACAATCGTTCACATGCCGTGAGCGTTGCAGCAGATTCTGAGGCACGTCCATCGCCTCGATGTGCTCAGCCGTCAGCTCAACAGGGACGCGGAGCACTGGCTTCCCCTCATGCCTCGGGCTCCATCCCACCGCGTAGCCAGGCACCGCCAGCTCCACTGTGAACCACACATGCTCGCAATCGCGGCACCGTCGTTTGCGGATCGTCTGGCTGTCGATCAGGTTGTTGGTGATCACCGCGATGTAGCTGCGGCTGCCGCAAGCTGGGCATTTCATAGGCAACATGGGGCAACTGCCCCGCATCGATGGACTTCGGGAAATGGCTGCAGGTCGAGATCGCCCCTGAAAAGCTGTTCAAGCTGGAAGGCGACTGCCGCGCCCTTGAAGCCAATGGCAAAGCCGGGCAGCTTGCCGCCCAGCTGCTCAGGCAGACCTACCGCCAGCAGGAAATGCTCCAGGCCGCGGTCCATGAGATCGCACGCCTGGAGCTGATGCTGCTGCATCAAAACCAGTCAGCCTGAACCACATCAGACACCACGCCATCCATGGCCGTAGCAAGGTTCGCGGCAGCTGCAGGCGCTGGAGGAGCAGGCGTGGCAGCAGGTGCCATCTGATCCATCTTGCGCCATGCCTCAGCTGTGACAATCAGGTCAGTGCGTTCTTCACCAGTCTTGGTGGTCCACTTGTTGGTCTTGATCCGACCAGTGACGCAAATCCGATCGCCTTTCTTGACCTGATCAACGAAAGCCTGCGCATCTGGTCCCCAAAGTTCAACAGTGAACCAATCCGGGGCTTGACCATCGTCACGTTTGGCGCCGGGCTTGTTGATGGCCATTCGGCCCTTTGCGACAGCGTTGCCATTGTCGAAATACTTGATTTCAACATCGGCACCGAGTCGGCCGATGAATTGATGGCAGCTGGCACGCAACACAGTTGCAATGATCTCGAGCGGGGTCATGGGTCAGTCGTGGGTGATGGTGTTGGCCTGTTCGTAACGCTCCACCTCGGCCAATGGGTAGAGCACACGCCCCTGGACGCGCACATAAGCAGGCCCGGTTGCCTGTCGGCGCCACCTCAGCAGCGTCTGTCGATGGATCTGCCATCGGGCCGCCAGTTGCACATCAGTCAAGAACTCAGAAGAGTTCATCGGTGATCACCTCCACAGGTTCAGGTGCTGGTTCAGGTTGGGCAATCGCAGCATTCAGCTGATCCAGGCTGGTCTTCGGCAGTTCAGGCTTGACGGTCACCGGCTCAATGTCAACCACCTCCTCCTGGCTCTGGATGCCTACCAGCAGCTCAGGGATGTAAAGCCGGCCCCAGAAGGCCGCGGCCCGGTACCTGATCATCAACTCGGGCATTGTCTGCCACTTGCTGCCGGCCTTGGTCGCCCATCCTTCCTTCTTCGCCATCGCCATCGAGACGGTTGGCCCGCGTAGGTCTTTGCCGCTGGTCAGCTCGGTGGCGACGCAGGTGCAGGCCAAAGAGTCGCCCTGACCTGTCACCTCATACTGCAGCGGGCTGAAGCGGCCACAGCCGTTAATCAGGCCGATGATGAACTGGCTCGACCAGCTCGGCCGGCCGTGGATGATGTGCAGGTTCTGCATCACCTGGAAGGGCGACATCCGCATCCGGTTCGCGATCTCGAGCGCCACTAGACAGTTCGCGAAGCCCTGCTGTCCCTGAAACTGCGGCGGGATCAACGTGCTGCTGGCCAAAGCCTTCGCGATCCGCTGGGCGTCCTCGAACGCTTGAATCCCCGAAAAGACGGAGCCGGTGGTGGTAAGTGCTGTGGAGTCGGTCATGACTGCGAGATTTCAAAAGGAATAGTTTTCGTCCCAATACTTTCGTTTTTTAACTCAATCGAAAAACTAGTTGGAAACTCCACAGGTGGATAGCAATCAGGCAGTGGGATGTCTTGAATGTTAAGCCGAAGGTAACCTGATTGGCTCCATAACTCAAGCCCTTCTTCTTGTATTAAGTCAAAAGAGTTCGCAATGCGTTCAAAAGCATCAGCAATGCGCGCTAGCTGTTCTTCCATGATTAAAACTCCTGTATGGGGGCAGTGGTTAAGTGCATCGTCGATCCATCCGGCCGTGGCAACATCCACGGCGGCAGGCTGATCAGCTCGATCTGGTCGCTGTAACCAGGCCAGACGTTGCCGGCCTTGCAGGTGGCGAGAACATCCAGGTCACGGGCAGCAGTCTCGGCGCCGATCGTCACCATCACAGGCGACGCGGCATAGACCGCCACTGCGTGCGGCGGCTTCTTCTCGACGCACACGAACAAGAATTGGTCAGGGCGGGTGCCGGTGGCGTGCTGAACTCCATCGAGATACCAGCTGGCCTGAACGTGATACCGATACGCGCCGATCGACTTGCGGAAGCCTTCAGGGCTGGCGTCTTCGGTGGTCTTCAGGTCAACGATCAGCCTGCCGTCATTGGTCAACCAATCCGGGCGACACTTGCAGGCCAGGCCCGTCGCCTGATCCGTCCACATGTGGGTGGTCTCCGCCTTGCCCTGCCAATGCAGCAGTGCAGCAGCCGCTGGATGCGACCACACAGCCTCGGCCATGCGGCTGATCTGTGCGCGATCGTCGGCCGCGATCAGCTCACGGCCGCCAGCCTCAGCCTCAAACTCTGCCCAGGCTTCCTTGCCGGCTTTGGTCCGGCGATCGACCTGTGGCGCCGTGATGTAACGATTCTCGAACTGATCTTGTTCGAGAACCAGCGTGTGCAGCGCGGTCCCGATCCGCATCGCTGCGGTGGGCTCAGGCACCTCGCGTTTCGGGTCCAGGAAGCGGGCCCAGTAGTGGAGCGGGCTTTTAGCGACCACATCAAGGCCGGACTTGCTGATCGCGGAATGCCTGTGATAGTCGGCGTTTTCCATGAGGTGTTGCGGTTTGCTTGCTAACGCTAGCACGTGTTGCACCGTGCTGCTATGGTCTGATCGTTCTGCTGAAACCCATGCGCCAGTACCTCGAGCAATCGGTCTACGACGCTTCCATAGAGCGCCTGGACTTCATCTTTGAGCATTTCACCCGCGTCTACGTCTCGTTCTCTGGCGGCAAAGACAGCGGGGTTCTCCTGAACCTTGTTTGCGACTACATACGAGAGCGGCGGCTGCCGATCAAAATTGGCGTCCAGATCATGGACAACGAAGCCAACTACAACCACAGCGAGGAGTTCATGCACCGCATCCTCGAAGCCAATCGGGACATCCTCGACATCTACTGGTGCTGCCTCCCCATCACGCTGCCCTGCACCGTCAGCTCTTATGAGATCGATTGGCAGTGCTGGGGCGAGGCTGACCGCCACCGTTGGATTCGCCCCATGCCGCAGCAGGATTACATCGTCAACCTGCGGAACCATCCCTTTGGTGATCTGTTCATTGAAAACATGGACTACGCCACCTTTTGGGACATGTTCGCAGAGTGGTACAGCCAAGGTGAGCCCTGCGCCAACTTGATCGGTATCCGCACCGTTGAATCGCTAAACCGATTCCGAGCGATTCTGAATCAAGACAAGGAGACGATGCTCGGTCGCATGTGGACCAAAAAGAACACGGCGCATACCTACAACTGCTATCCAATCTATGACTGGCGCACAGAGGACATCTGGACCGCTAATGCCAAGTTTGGATGGGATTACAACAAGCTCTATGACGTGTTCTACATGGCTGGCATTCCTATCAAAAAGATGCGGGTCGCCTCGCCGTTTATGTCAGAGTCCAAATCCAGCCTTGCCATGTATCGGGTAATCGATCCGCAGATCTGGGCAAGGCTTTGCGCCAGAGTCGGCGGTGCCAACTTCATGGCTACCTATGGCAAACAGCTTGATTACAAATCCTTCAGGCTGCCACCCGGCCATACCTGGAAATCCTTTGTAAAGTTCCTGCTGGCCACATTGCCAGATCAGTCAAGCGCAAATTTTAAGCAGCGCTTCATCCAATCAATCCGCTATTGGGGCAGGGTGGGGCGCGGTCTTCCTGATGCAATTATCGAAGCTCTTGGCCGTATTGGCATCCGTTTTTACATCAATGGCACCACGCGCCACGGTGGCAACAACCTGCGCCGTGTCGTAATCAAGGTGCCACCCGATCACCTTGATGATCTGCCATGCCATAACAGCATGGTCACATCTTGGAAGCGGTTTGCCATCACCGTGCTCAAGAACGATCACACTTGCAAATACCTTGGTTTGGCGCCAACGCAAGAGCAGCAACGCCGCCAGAAGTCAATCCAACGCAAGTACAGCCAAGTCCTCAACCGCTCCTCCAAATGAAAATTCTGAACGCCGCCCAGCTTTCTGCAGATCGCGTTGTGCAATGCCCGCGCGGAGGCTTTACCAGCCATCGACTTGTCGTTGAAACCGATGGCATGGGTTACAGCATGACCAAAACAATTATTCACCCTGGCAAGCCGCACCGGTGGCACTACCAGCACCACCTTGAAACCTGCTACTGCGTGAGCGGCAAAGGTCTGCTGATTAACGAAGCAACGCAAGAAATTATTGCGGTTGGTCCTGATGTGACCTATGTGCTCGACAAACACGACGCCCACACGTTTGAAGCATTAGAGCTCACCACTCTGGTGTGTGTTTTCAATCCACCCCTAAAAGGAGATGAGCTGCACGATGCGAACGATTCTTACCCTTGGCGATCCCCGGTTTACTCTGTACGCAGTATTCCTATCGAGAAAGTTACCGCCAACGATTACAACCCCAACTCTGTGGCGCCGCCTGAAATGGCACTACTCGAAACATCAATCTGGGAAGACGGATACACGCAGCCTGTCGTTGTGGTGCATGATGCCGAACGCGACCTATATGTGGTTGTTGACGGTTTTCACCGCTACCTAACACTGAAGAACAGCCAGCGCATCCGCGAACGTGAAGGCGGTCGCCTGCCAGTGGTTGTGCTTCGCAAGGAGTTGCACGACCGCATGGCGTCAACCATCCGCCACAACCGCGCTCGCGGCTCGCACAACATCGAGCTGATGAGCGTGATCGTTGCTGAGCTGATCGAGATGGGCAAGGGCGATGCATGGATCTGCAAACATATCGGCATGAGCCCCGATGAGCTGCTGCGCCTTAAACAAGTGACCGGCCTTGCGTCGTTGTTCCTTGGCAAGGATTTTAGCAAGGCATGGGATGTTGAGCAGATTGACAACGTGACGGAGGATCTAGAGCGTGAAGCTGAAGAGGATTTGGTTGCCCATTGATTGCTGGGAAGAGATCGGCTTCAACATGTGGGGCGAGGTTGCTAACCGGCGACTCTTCTTACAACGAGCCGTCATCTTTACTGGCAATCACCGCCTTTATGGGCGTTACATGCAACGGGTCACCTTGGAGTGGCCCAACAGTTGCATCAACGCATTGACTGACTACAACCTGAACCGCAAGGCATGGATTGGGCACGCAGCTTGTGCGTTGGCTCTTCGATGCCCAGAAGACATCACACGACAAGCCTGGGGGCTATTGACCGATGAGCAACGGATTCTGGCGAACCGCCAAGCAAGCAGAGCCATTCAGTCCTGGGAGGTGCGCTACAGAGCGAGTCTCGGAATACGTGCGCACATGGCAAGCTCGTTGTTATTCGCACGAAATACCAGATGAAGTGCCGGCAAAGGTGGCAGCGTCTGGGCGGGCGCCATCTTGGCGAGCTGTTGCTGTCGCGTTGCTGCAGAACGATCTGCATCTCTACCAGCTCGGCTATGCACGACCTGCGTACGATCAGCAACGTCGCGCTGTGACCATGGCACAGATCGCCATGCATGGGGCCCCCGCAAACGGCACTCAACTGGAGCTGCCGCTGTGAACCTCCGCCCCTACCAGCAGCGCGCAATCGATGACTTGCGTGCTGCATTCCGCAATGGCGCCCGCGCCCCCCTGCTGGTGGCCCCGACCGGTGCTGGCAAGACAGTGATCTTCTCGGCCATCGCCGCATCAGCCGCAGCCAAAGGCCGCAGCGCCCTGGTGCTGGTCCATCGCCGTGAACTGATCCATCAGGCCAGCCGCAAACTCTCAGATGCTGGCGTTGATCATGGCGTGATCGCAGCAGGCATGACCAGCGCAGATGCACCAATCCAGGTCGCATCCGTGCAAACGCTCATCCGGCGGCTGCACACCGTCCCCGAGCCGCCAGACCTAATCATCATCGACGAGGCTCACCACGCAGCAGCCGGCAGCTGGCAGGCGATCATCAACCACTGGCCTGGCGTGTTGCGCATCGGTGTCACCGCGACACCCTGCAGGCTCGACGGCAAAGGCCTTGGCAACGTGTTCGATGCACTGATCGAGGGCCCATCCATGCAGATGCTTACCTCGGCCGGTTACCTCTCACCCGCGCGCATCTATGCGCCGCCGATGGTGGCTGATCTATCCGGGATCCGTAAGCGCGCTGGCGATTACGCCATCGACCAAGCCGCGGACGCCATGGCCCGACCAACCGTCACCGGTGACGCCATCAAGCATTACCGCAAGCTCGGCGGCAATCAGCAGGCCATCGCGTTCTGCTGCAACGTCAACCATGCCGTCTCAGTTCGAGACTCATTTGCGACAGTTGGTATCAGCTCTGATCTGCTGCTGGGCAATACTCCAGACCGCGACGCCGTGGTGGCCCGGTTTGCCAGCGGCAGCACCCGCATCCTGGTCACAGTGGACGTGGTCAGCGAAGGCTTCGACATCCCCGCAGCAGGCTGCGCCATCCTCCTCAGGCCCACGCAATCGCTCGGCCTGTACCTGCAGCAAGTCGGTCGCGTGCTCAGGCCAGCACCAGGCAAGGATGCCGCCGTGATCCTCGATCACGTTGGCAACGTCACCCGTCACGGCTTTCCTGACGATCACCGCCGCTGGACGCTCGAGCATGGCGCACCGCGCGCAGCAGGCCCGGCAGCGCCATCAGTGCGCACATGCCCCCAGTGCTTCGCGGCGTTCAAGCCGGCGCCGGTGTGCCCCGTCTGCGGTCATGAGCAGCAGCAGGCCAGGCCGCGGCCGCTGCAGCAGATCGATGGTGAACTGCGCGAGCTGAAGCGCGTCGAGGTGCAAATCCGCCGCAGCGAACAAGGCAAGGCCCAGACCCTCCCGCAGCTCATCGCCCTGGGCCAAGCCCGCGGCATGAAGAACCCCGTCGGGTGGGCGAAACACGTCTACTTTGCAAGGCAACGCGCCCAACCATAGATTGAGGCGCCCCTGCGCGCGTCAACGCCAGAGGCATGACCACCCGCACAACCGAGTGATGACTAAGGCTAAACCGTTGCCGCCTTTCACATTAGTTCGAGAGCTTTTTGATTACGACAAGGCAACTGGAAATTTTTATAGATTACGTTCCAGCGGAGGCATGCTTAAAGGCACAAAAGCCGGATCATTATTAATCGGCAAAAATACATACATACGCCTAAGAATTGAAGACAAAGATTACCTGGCTCACCGCATAGCATGGCTTTTCGTCACAGGCCAAGACCCGCTTGAGTTTCTGGTTGATCATATTGACGGCAATGGATGCAATAATGCAATAGCAAACTTAAGACTTGCGACAAACGCACAAAATTCTCAAAATCAAAAATGCAACAAAACCAATATTAGCGGATACAAAGGTGTATCATTTAAGCAGAATAATTGGGAGGCAAGCATTTGGGCGCACGGCAAGCGCAGATGGCTTGGCTGCTTTCCGACCCCCGAACTAGCCCACATGGCCTATTGCAAGGCCGCTGCAGAATTGCATGGCGACTTCGCCCGTGGGGCATGAACGCCGAGACCACCCTCCAGCAGCAGATCCGTCTCGCGCTCGGCACCGATCCACAGACCAGACTGTTCCGTAACCAAGTCGGCAGCCTGCCCGATCCACGCACTGGCCGGCTTGTCACCTTCGGCCTGGCCCGCGGCAGTGCTGACCTGATCGGCTGGCGCACCATCACAATCACACCCGCGATGGTCGGCCAGCGCGTGGCCGTCTTCACCAGCATCGAAGTCAAGACACCCACAGGGCGCGTCAGGCCTGATCAGCAGGCATGGCTGGGCACTGTCCAATCAGCCGGTGGCATCGCCGGCATCGCTCGATCCGTGCCAGATGCGTTGCAGCTCGTTGCTGACCCTGCCAACCTTGCTGACCTTGCGGCATGATGTGCCAGCCTTTGCAGCATCATCAGCGTGTCGCTGATCGACTCACTCTCACAGCTACCTGACGATTGGGCCTTCGTTGCCGTTGGCCACAACAAGCGCCCCTATCAGCCCGAGTGGCAGAAGCATCCCCTCACCAAGCGTCAACTCACCGTTGAGATTCAATCCGGCCGCGCGGTCGCAATCGGTGTCCTAGCCGGCCCGCAGTCCGGTGGTCTTCTCTTCGTTGATCACGACGGCATCAGCGCTGGTGACATCCTCACCAAGATCGGCGCACCCCTCAGCGATCTGCCCAAGTCCTGGGCGGTCACCTCAGGCCGCAACGGGCGCCTACAGATCATCTACAAGGTCCCGCAGCAGTACTGGGACGCGATCAAGACCCGCAAGTTCAAGACCGGCAAACACGATGACGAAGGCAAGATCGAGCAACTTGAACTCCGCTGGACCGGTTGCCAATCCGTCGTTGCAGGTGCTCACCCAACAACAGAGGGCTACCGCTGGCTGAAAGATCGCGCACCCACAGATCTGCCGCTGGCCGAAGCGCCCATTGCCCTGATCGAGCAAATGCTGCCCCAGCAGCCAGCAGCTGATCCGCTCCCACTGCTGCCGCCGCCAGCACCCCGCGCAACAGATCGCACCGATGAAGACTGGGCGCGCATCTGGCTCGCGGCACTCAATCCATCCCGCGCTGACAGTTACGACGACTGGATCGAAGTCGGTCAGTGCCTCCACAGCGTTGGCGATCACATGCTTGTCGATTGGGATGCATGGTCCCGATCTTCCAGCAAGTACACCCCCGGTGTCTGCGATCCGCACTGGCGGTCGTTCAAGCCTGATGGAAACCGCGACATCCGCCACCTTTGCAACCTCGCCAAGGCCGACGGCTGGCAACCCAAGCAACCTCGCCAACTGCCACCGACCAAACCCAGCAAGCCAGCACCGCAGCCAGACGCAGCATCAATCGCAGACAAGCCGCAGAAGCTCGAAGCCCTTGAACTGCTCACCATGCTTCGCTCACCCGAAGCCGACGGCTCACCACGCTTCAGATACAACATCTTCACCCAGCAGGTGGAGATCCGCGGCGAAGTAGCCGAAGGCGTTGAACGCTTCTACCTTCAACTGGCCGAGATGGGATACAAGGCGCCAAAGGAAATGGCGCTCGACTGCCTCGTTCAGGTCGCGCATGAAAACCCATACGACCCCGTTGCGCTCTACCTCGAACACGTCGCTGCGCAGGTGCCGCCCACATACATCGACCGCATCGCATCCACTTACCTGCGGCCTTGCGATGCCGATCTGCCAGAACCAACTCTCTACGACCACATGGTCAAGAAGACCCTTATTGGCGCCGTCCGTCGCATCTTTGAGCCTGGCTGCAAGCACGACTACGCCTGCGTCCTCATGGGCGATCAAGGCGCCCGCAAGTCATCCTTCTGGGCCGCACTGGGTGGGCCGTTCTTCTCTGATGCGCTTCGGGACATCAGCAGCAAAGACGACCTCATGGTCCTTCACCGTTCATGGGTCATGGAATGGGCCGAGCTGGATCACATCACCAACAAAAAGCACGCTGGCCAGGTGAAGGCATTCCTCTCCCAATGCACCGACATGTTCCGCGTGCCCTACGGCAAAGCCACCGAAGCCTTCCCACGCCGCTGCATCATCGTCGGCTCCACCAATCGCGATAGCGGCTTCCTCGTTGATGAGACAGGCAACCGTAGGTTCTGGGTCATACCCGTCACCTGCACCCTGGCTAAGCCGATCGACGTGCCCAACCTGCTCATCGAACGCGATGCCATCTGGTCCGCCGCTGTCGCCGCCTACAAGGCCGGCGAAGGCAATGAGCTGGCCGTTGAGCACCAGAGCGCCGTCGAGATCGAGAACGCCACCTATCTGGTCGAATCGCCATGGGTCGCACCCATCCAGCGGTGGCTGGCCGTCAACTTTGGCAAGACCATTACCAGCGAGCTGCTGCTGACCGAAGCGATCAACAAACCGGTCGAACGGCAGACCCGCGGCGACCAGATGCAGGTTGCGTCCATCTTGAGAGAGATGGGATACCGCAAAAAGCGTCAGTCGGTGGACGGCACTCAGAAGTGGGTCTATTGCCAACCTGACGCGTGAGCAGGGTCAGAGGTTGGACAGCTGAAAACCGCTGCGCTGCATGCCCGGAGCTATCCTTGCTAACTTGCTAACCTTTTATTTATAATGATAAATAATAGGAGAGGAGGGGATATAGGGGGTTCAGGTAGCTCCTAAGGCGAAGGTAAGCAAGTTGGCAGGTCGGCAACCCTTGGAAGAGGGGCTCGCGCCCTACCCTGAGCACATGGCAACCCTCACCCTCGACATCAAGTCAGAGCTGCCTAAGGCCGCCATGTGGTCAGCGAAGCTGCGCAAGCAACTCCCGTTCGCCACGTCGCAAGCCTTGAACGCTGCTGCCTTTGACGCACGCACCGCCATCAACGCCAGCACTCGTCAGTACTTCGACAACCCAAGCCGATTCACGCAGACAGCCTTCTTCGTTCAACGATCCAGCAAACGCAATCTGGAAGCTGTGGTCTTTGCCGAAGCGGCCCCTGGCAAAGACCGTGCCCGCTACCTGCGCTATGGCATCCAAGGCGGTCAGCGCGTGCAGAAAGGCTTCGAGCGCAAGTTCCTTGCCGAGGTGGTCGGCACTCGTAGCGTGCCGTCCAACACACAGTTGGTGCCTACATCGCTTGTCAAGCTCAACGCTCAAGGCAACGTCAGCCTGGCGACCATCAAGCGCATCCAGAAAGGTCTGGCCACAAAAGGCACCGGCACGTTCTTCACAGGCACACCCAAAGGCGGCGATCGGCCGCCTGGCATCTACCGACGCAGCAAAGGCCAACTGTTCCCGTACTTCATTGCGATTGAGCAACAGGCCCGCTACGAGCGCAGACTGCCGATTGGACAGACAGCTGGCAGGGTGACACGAACACAGTTCGGCGGATACCTGCGCACAAGCCTCTCCAAGGCGCTTGAGACCGCCAGGTAGGGCAGAAGCTCGCGCATCGGGTCAGAGGCGCCTTGCAGGCGATCGTGGTGCGCGTTGCGGGTCCTTCCGGCGGCTTTTTGTATGGGTCGTTCGCGCG